GGAGCACCCACGGTGCGGGTCGGCGGCACGGCACTGGCGGGGACGGGTACGAGGCGCCCATCGTCTCCGATCGTAGGGACGTTCGTGTAGTTCGGCGAATCGATACCGAGGAGGTGGTTCGTGCGCGCTTGCGAGACGTTTGTATTCACGAGCGGGGGGGCACTCCCGCGACGGATCGGGTCTCTGGAGACGACACGCCGAGCCTCACGCTGGAGGCGCCCCTCGGCCGCGTCCTCCTTGGCCATCAGCGTGAGCACCGGGGCGAGCAAATCCATCGCCTGCGACAGCGCTTCGACGATACCCTCCCACTCCTCGCGCAATTCGTGGGCGTATTGTGCACTTGTGCCGACTCCGGCCATCGAATCGAGGAATCGCCCGAGTGCGCTGTCACCACCCTGGATGAACGTCACGAGGTCATCGAAGATCAGCACGAGGGCGATGACGGCGGCGGTGGCCGCAACGATCGGCGCGATCACCGGCGCCCACGCGATGAGGAGGGCCGCGGCGACGGCCACGCCGACGACCCCCAGGGCCCCGAGCGCGATCTCCATGACGTGCGTGCCGCGCGTGATCCGGGCGAAGTACGCCTCGGCCTCGGTCACCCGCTGCACGACCCAGGTGAGCGCTGGCAGGAGCGTCGTAGCCAGCACGGAGCGGAGCGAGTCCTGTGCGACCTTCAGCCGCTCGGTGGCTTGCGTGTACTTCCGCGACGCCTCCGTGGCCTCGGGCGTCACGCCGCCGCCGAGGTCGGCGAGCTCGTCGCGCAGGGCCATCAAGCCGCCGGGGCCGCTGTGCAGCACGTCGAGCATCCTCCGCCCCGACTCGCCGAAGAGCTGCACCGCGACCCGCGCGCGCCGCGTCGGGTTCGGGATGCGTTCGAGCGCAAGGCTCACGTCGTTGAGCACGTCGGCCGTCGGGCGGATGTGGCCGTCGGTGCCGCGGGCCTGGATGCCGAGTCGTCGGAGTAGCCCGGTCGTCGCGTTGCCCCACCGCTCCGCATCGCGAAGGTCGTTGGCGAACTTCTGGACGCCCGAGCGCATCCGCTCGACGCCCACGCCCGACTGCGCCGCGGCGTGATCGAGCTCTTGCAGCTCCGTCGTGGTCATCCGCATCTCGCGCGCGGTGTCGCGCAGCGCTTCGGAGTCCGCGGCGAAGGCGTTGGCGAAGTCGAAGGCCGCGCTGATGCCCCGGTGCAGCGCGCCGACGATGGCGAGCGACGCGCCGATCACGACGCGCCCGACGCCCGCGGAGGTGACCCCGAGGCGCTTGGCCATCGCGTCGAGGCCCTTGAAACGGCTCATGAGGTTCTCGCCGACGATCGACGCGACCTTCTTGTCGACGAGTTCGAGGATGCCACCCCACGACGAGAGGCTGTCTCCGAGCGTCGAGGCTTCGCGTTCGGCCTCGATCTGCCGCTCCATGCGGCGCTTCCAGGCGGCCTGTTCCTTCCCCTCCGCGCTCGACTCGTACGCGAGTTTCGCCGTCAGGGCCTCGCGCTCTTCCTTCGCGGCCTTCTTGAGCTTCGCGAAGTGATCGTCGTTGGCCTTGGTGCTCTTCTCGGTCGTCTTGATCGCGTCGCGGAGGCGGCCGTCGAGCTTCTCCAGCGTGGGGAGGTCGATATCAAAGCCGAACTCGGCGAAGACGGCGCGGAGGGCTTCACTCATCGGTCACTTCTCCTGAGCCTTCCTGCGCGCGGCATCGAGCCCGTCGAGCACGAGGTTGGCGTCCACCACATCGGCCAGCGACCACCGCGCGAGGATCACATGGAGCGACTCGTGATAGTCGCTCACCGCGATCCGATGCACCGGCCACGGCACGTGACCGGGGATGACGATCACCCCTCCGCGGGAGGAGCCTCCGCCTTGGGCGTAGCGGCTGGGGTCGCGAGCTTCTTGGCCAAAGGGCCGTAGGTGACCTCACCCGCGAAGCGGAGCCACTCCAGGCACTCCACGAGCCGCCCCGAGAAGTGGAGGTCGAACACGGGCGCGAGCTGCGCTTCTTTGCCCGGCTCCGTCGAGAAGACGGTGACCTTGGCGAACTCCGCGCACGCGTACGCCACCACGTCTTCGTCGAGCTCGACGAGCAGCCCCGCGAGGGCCTTCCCGACGGCGCTGGCGGCCTCGCGCAGCGACGCCACGTCGCCGAACGCGGGCGCGGCCATGCGCAGCACGCGGCACATGACCTTGAGCGCGACGCCCGTGGGGAGCGGCCGCACGATGTACGTCACGTCCCCGATGACCTTCTCTTCTCGCTGTGCCTTGAGCATGTTCGATTACTCCACGTCTCGGATGAGCTTGGCGACCGCGAACTCCCACTCCACCTCACCCGGCGCCTTGCCGTGCGCGAGCGGCGGGGCCTTGGAGATCCAGGCCTCCTCCGCGTGCTCGACGAGCCCACCGTTGCGGTCGCGGATGTAGAGCGGGGCGATGTCCTCGCCGTTCCGCGACTCGACGGCCGTGAGGTAGAGCTGCGTCAGGGTCCGGTGCGCGTCCGACGTGCGGATGAGCTTGAGCTTCATCGTCGCGCTGCGGTTCGCGCTCTTGACGCGCGTGACGTTGCCGTCCGCGTCGACCACCGTGGCGTAGAGCTCCTCGGCGTACTCCGTGGTGCAGAACTCCTCCGCGCGGCCGTCGTTGATCGGGTAGTCCCCGAACGTGATGGAGATTTCCTGGCAGTTGTGCGTCTTCGTGCGCTCTGACATGGGGGTGTCCCTCTCTCAGCCTTTCAGGCGACCACGCGCCCGCGGACGCTCATGGTGTTGATGGCCCCCGCGAGGCGCGCTTCGAACGACACGCCCGGGAGGTTGCGGTTGCGCCGGTCGGTCTCGGAGACGGCCGTCGCGCTCGGGGTGGTGATGCGCGGCTTGGGCGTCCGCGCGAAGAGGTTGACGCGCTGGCCCTCGGTGATCTGGGCCTGGACCGCGCCGCGGACCATGTCGATGCCGTTGTCGTCGAAGGGGATCTTCTCAACGGACACCTGAATGCCGAAGACGCGCTCCTTGAGCCGCGACTTGAACCAGTCGATGCCGCGCACCACGTCGATCCACTCGCCCTGGGGGGTCTTGCCCGGGTACGTGATCCCGACGCCGCCGACGAGCTCGTAGGTGTTGCCGTTGAACGACATCACCGCGTTGTGTTGCGTGGTGCTCACGTCGGGCACGCGCACGCCCACGATGGTCTTGAAGGCCCAGTTGTCCGAGCCCGGATCGACCGGGAGGCGGTTGCCGAGGATGCCCGCCGCGAGGTAGCCGTCGGCGGTGGCGATGGCCGGGTAGAAGAACCCCGGACTGTGCAGGTAGCCTGTGGCCTTGAGTGTGTAGAGCACGCCCGTCGTGCTCGACGCATCGGCCGCGGCCGTGTCGGCGGTCTGCGCCACGAAGAGCTTGCGGCGCGACTCCACCCACGCGGCGGTCGCGAGGATCTCCGCGGAGCTGTTCGAGTCGATCGCGAGGCCGTACCAGTCGCCGTCCACCGCGAGGATCTCCGACAGGTCCGAGGCGATGCCCGGGTCGGTCGTCGAGTCGGTCACCGTGAGCGTGCCGCTCGTCACCTCGACGCTGTGCAGCTCGCCCGCGGGCGAAGTGAGCGTCACCCGGCTGTTCGTGTCGGCGCTGGCGGCCGTCATCGGCACGCGCGTCCCGACCGTGAACGTCCCCGAGGTGCCCGACTGCGCGGGGATCACGATCTGCGTCACTCGCGAGAAGCGCTTCGTCCCGGCCACCGTGGCGTTGCCGCCGTTCGGGATGGAGAAGTTCTCCGTCTGCGCCTCGCCTGACGGCCCGAGGCCCGTCACGACTGCCGTGGTGGCGTCCCAGTCGGCGTGGCTGTTGAACGTCATCGTGAGCACGCGCGCGGGGTTCATCGGGTCGTCACCCACCACGCCGTCGAGCGTCGAGCCCGTGAGGGTCTGCTCGCTCGCCGTGCTCGCGCCCGTGGCGACGATCGCGTCGGCGAGCCCGAGCGCGTTGACGGCTGCGGCGAGACCGATGCACGCCTCCGCGCGCGTAGGCGTCCCGTCGGCGGTGTACGTCGCCGTGAGCCCGTCCACCTTCAGCGTGAGCACCTCACCCACGGCCGGCGGGTTCGACGGCACGAGGCTGATCACCTGCGTGTAGGCCCGCGTGCGGCGACCGATCTTCACCTGACTGGGGCTGTTCTCCTGCGCGAAGGCGCTCTGCGCCATGCGATAGGCGGGGTCGTCGGGCGCGAAGCCGTCCGCGGCCATCTCGTCGAGGTCGGCGTACGCCCGCACACGCGCGGTGCCCCACGACGCGAGCGAGAAGTACGCGAGCATCAGCGGGATGCCGAACCCCACGCGCGTGACGCTCCGGGTGTCGCGGGTGACCGTGACGTTGACGAGATCGTTCAGGAAATCACTCATGGAATCGTGCCTCCGGGCGTGGCGGCGGAAGTGGCGTTGTCAGGGTGCGTGAGGGTTGCGGACACTTCGACGGTGGCGATGTACGAGGTGCGACCGGCCGTGTCCGTGAAGCGGCCGGTGCCGTTGAGGGTCACGTCGCACGTGCAGCGCGAGACGTAGTGATCGTCCACGGGATAGTCGGCGTTGAGCACGGGGCCCACGTCGGCGAGCCCCAGGTCCAGGGCCTTGAGGCGCGCGAGCGACGATGGCGCTTGGATGCGCTCGGGGGCGCGTCCGAGCAGCGCGCGGGCGGTGTACCCGGAGCGCTGGTCGAAGCACTCCACGGAGAGCTGAAGCACGCACGTCCGCGGCCCTTCGACGACCGGCGTCATCTCCTGAAGGGGGTCCGCGTTCTCGGCGTACACCCATCGGACGTCGTCCGTGCCCGTGCTCCCCGTGCTCACCCACGAGAGCACGCAGAGGCGGCCGTTGTCGCGCGGGCGCGGTTGGTTCTCCCACACCACACACGCGCGCTCGACGCCCGTCACGGCGGCGGCCCAGTCGAGCAGGCCCGGTTCGAGGGTTGCGAGGTCCATCTACTCGCCCACCTTCCACGTGACCGCGGCCTTGAGTTGGCCCACGTTCACGAACGGCTTCGACGAACCCTTGCGGGCGATCGTCTCGGGCTTGAGCGGCGGGGCGATCCCCTGGTCGACGCGCGTCTGCACCCACCCGGCGACCTTTGCGCCGATCTGGCCAAGGGCCTGCGCGGGGGTGATGGCGCCGTCGAGCGCGCGCGCGGCCACCGCGAGGATGAGCCGCCGAATCTCGGGCGCGTGTTCGTCGATCGCGGCGCGGAGAAACGACCGTTGCGGGATGCCTGCGGCCGGGGCGCCGAACTCGTGGATGAGCGCGACCTCGACGAGCGAGAGGCCCGAGGTCTCAGGCTCGCG